TCTCCATTAATATAATTAAAACCACCATTTCTAAATGAAGCTAGTCCCCCATCAGCATAACCACTAAAACGAGGACCATATTGAGAGTATGATATTAATTGAGGAGGTGCGATATCTGCTTGTCCTAAATCTCTTAAAGGATTTTGTGTGCCATATATATCTTCAAAACTAAATTCTTCTTCTTCCTCACCAAATCCACCTAATGCTCCTGCTCCTAGGATAGCACCTAATGCAGATTTTTTTGGATTAGCTTTTATCCAGCCCAAACCTTTTTGTAATAAACTTTGCTTTGCTGCTGGACTACCAGCTAAATTACCTACGCCACTTTTCATCATACTATCAGCAGCTAATTTTCTTTGGGCTATACCCGGTGGTAAACTTGCGGCAGACCCACCACCTAAACCAAAGTTAGAACCAAACTGACTTAATGAACCTAGACCTTTACCGCCTGGCATTCCTAAGAAACTTTTTGCTCCATATCCCATAGCTCCTGCAATAGCAGCATTTCTTAATGCATCTTCAGGGCTTCTGCCCCCGGCTAAACTTCCTAATCCACTACCAATACTAGCGCCCATTGGTCCACCTAGGGCAAAACCAATACCTCCGCCTATTATAGGTGCTGCTTTCTTGGCAGCTTTAAATATCTTCTTTAGCATGTTCTCCTTCTGCAAATCATGATTGTCTAATTGTGCAAGGAGGCTACGGCCTTGTATTTTGAAACGAGCCTATTTAATCGTATAATTATAGGTGTTTTTGGTGTAATGTGCAATGACAATTTAATAATGGTGGATATAAATAAAGTACCAATGGTCCGGGTTACATGGTTAGATGCCCGTGATACAGAAACAGGTTGGCTTTCAGAAAAAGAAATTGTAGAAGCCCCCTTAGCTAAATGCCAAGAAGTAGGGTGGTTAATGGCTAACAACAAAGAAAAAGTAGTGGTAATGCGTTCATGGTGCATTGATAAAGATGATAATCATGGAGGGGGAGCTATTGCTATACCTAAAGGTTGGGTAACTAAAATAGAATACTTAGGAGTTGAATATGGAGAAAGAAGCGACGATCAATAGTTTATTTGGTGAGACAATATATTTTGCTCACATTGATAATGATAATAAAAAAACAGCAAAGCATGTTGAATCTTTTGTAAAGGAAAAACCAGGAAGAACAGCGGCTACTACTGATGTTAAAGGTAATACACAATTTACTGATTTAGAAGAAGCTAAGGATAATTTACATAAAGATACTAAATATAAAAGTTTATTTAAAAACATAGGAAATAATATTAATGCTTTTTTAACAGCTAAAGGTTACAGCAAAGAAAAGTTTGATGCTCACATAACTAAATCGTGGGCTACATACACTGTAAAAGATCAACATATTGCTAGTCATAAACACACCGCTAGTCATTTTAGTTTTGTTTATTATGTGCGTAATGATGACATGGGTAACATACGATTTGAAAAAGAATTGGCTTCACAAACAGGTTTATTTATTCCTCCTACTGATCAATACATTGTAGATTGGAATCAATTTAATTTTTCTAGTTATATTTTTCCTGTGAAAACAGGAAACTTTTTAATATTTCCGAGTGGTTTATTACACTATACGGAAGTTAATACAAAAGAAGAACCGAGGATCAGTATTAGTGGGGATATATTACTTACTATGAAGCCCGGAATTAAGACTGAGCATTGTATTCCACATCCAAGTGGCTGGGACACTATTTCAAATTAGTTGTCAAGTAATCTTTTAAAATTGTTTTCTTGATATCTCTGACAGACATGTTTAAATTAGTTCTCACCCAAAATTAAATCACAGGAGAAAAAAATGGATAATCAAGAGATATTAAAGGCCATAGCTGTCCTTGCTGATAAGGTGAGTAGCTATCATGAACGTTTATTAGCAATGGAAAGAGACCATAAAAATCATGTACAAGGATGCACATGTCATGACAAATCAAAGGAAATAGCTAAAGGTCCAGATTATCCAAGTGCGGGAAGACCTTTAACAGAAGACGAAAGATTATTTGTTCAAGAAAATATAGCTAAACATAAAGCAGCAGCTAATGTCTCCTAATTGTCCTACTTGTGGATGTGAAAAAGAAAAATGTATTTGTGATAATTTTTGTGAAAATTGTGGAGCTTAGTCGTCTTTAGTTTTTCCAAACACATCCGGTAATTTTACAACTTTTATTTCAACACTTTTTTCAATGTCAGCTTCTGTTGTATCTGTTTCTGGATTATTAACATCCGCTTTAGCATGATCATCTGAATCATAATCGCTACCAGTTTTTTTATTTTTTATTTCAACATGCACTTCTGGTTGAATAATAGGAATTTCTTGGCCTTCTGCCGTATAAGTTCCAACTTGTTTTGATTCTTGTACTTTCTTAAATGTCATTATGTTATCTCCATTACACTGACTAAAATTTTTATGTCAGCCCCTGTTAAAGTTATTGTATCTGCTTTTTCTAAAACAATTGGTTGATCTAATAATTGTAGTTGTGCACCGTCCGCCATACTATCTTTATAGAGTTCGGTTGTAACACTAGCACTAGAATCAACAACTGCAACTGTTGTAGTTACAGCTCCTCCACTTTCATTAGATATATAAATACTTTTAACTAATGTCGTTGTAGGTAAAATAGGAGGGATAGCTCCCTCATTAGCTGTAGGAACAGTATAAACTGTTCCTGTTCCTGTTTTAGAAAAACTTAAAAATGCATCAGCCAAGGAACCAACTCCTTGCTGTAGACTCGTCTTTTAAATCTTGTTGAAAACCAAAATTTAATTGTTGAGTTATTTGTTCAAGCAAACGAATAAGAACATCAAATTGAGAAGGTTCGTATTCTGGTGTTGCTTGAGGAAATCTTGTTGTACTTATTTTAGCCATTATCTGCCTCCATCTGGTTGAACATCAAGTCTTAAAGTTCCATATCGCCAGTTATCACCTACTGCATCGCTTTGAACTTTAATGTTAGCTTGTCTTCCCCTACCTCTTATATCAAATTTTTCCGTAGTAGGCACTACTGTTCTTGTAACTGTAGTAGGAGTACTTGAACTAGGGTATGTTTTAAATTTTAATGTAATATCTACTGATCCTGCTAAATCTTTAAAGTTTGGTATACCTCTTCCTATATGTAAAAAAGGTTGCCCATCAGCAATATCAAAATCACCTGATTCAATATATGCATCAATTGCTGCACTTACATTATCCGTTCCAGTTTCTTGTTGATATATGTTAGAAGCTCCCGCTGTTACTCCTAATACCGAAGGAGTTGTTCCTGTATTTGTAGTTACATAATAAGATGCATAAGGTTTTTCATACACGCCATAATCTTGCCATGCAGTTCTTGCTAAACTACCAACAGACCAACAATTTTCTAAATAATTATAAGTAACAAAACGATCTATTTGTTGAGCATTAAGACTACAATAAAACCAAGTTACCTCATTAAACTCTGAATTAACTGCTGCATAAGTTTCAGGTTGCGTTGTAATATTAAAATCTTCAAAAACATAATCTTGTACACTGCAAGGCATCTTAGATATAGCACCATCAAATTTATAAAAAGAATTTTGTGACATCCAAAAAGCTGTGCCATTTACATCAACTGCACAGTGTTGAGAAACTGCTCCACAGTTTGCTCCTATTTGAGAAAGATTAAAAGTAAATGGTGCACCAACAAATTGTAATGCATGTAAACTCGTATCTGTCCAAACAAGAACAGCATTACGAGAACGAATAGCATCCATAATTTTAGATCCATCTTGTATTCTATAAGATCCTGCTGTGTTAGTTGCTGTAGGTGTCCAAGTGCTGTAATCTTCTTGTGAAGAAAAACGTAGAAATAAATCATCAGCTGTTGATGTACTTCCTATGGTAGTTTCTGTTCCAAATAAAAATACATGTCTATCAGGCATAGATATTAAATTAAATCGTGATTTACTTGGCGCATTACTTACAACGGTTGCTCTATTACTTGTTAATCCCGATGATGTATTCCATACATATGTTGCTCCACCTGAAACCGTAGCT